GTACGTTGATAACATTATATATGGGCGGTGGAGCCTTGACGAGACTGCCGCCAAGATATTTCAGGCCGTTAGAGATTACAGACCCATTAGCGTTGGTATTGAAAGAGGAATAGCAAAGCAGGCTGTAATGAGTCCTCTTACTGATTTAATGAAACGCCACGGTACGTTCTTTCGTGTAGAAGAGTTAACCCACGGTAACAAGAAAAAGACAGACAGGGTTATGTGGGCATTACAGGGACGTTTTGAAAACAGCTACATTAGTTTAAACAAAGGTGAGTGGAACAACAGATTCTTAGACCAACTGTTTCAGTTTCCAGATCCCTTAACTCACGATGACTTGGTTGACGCACTAGCATACATAGATCAGTTAGCAAAGGTTGCGTACAGCTACGAATTTGAAATTGACGATCACGAATTACTTGATATAGTGGCAGGATACTAATATGGCAGACGCAGAACTTTATAGCCCAGACCCTCTGATGATTGAAGAAGCTCTTGAAGATTGGGTAATAACTAAGTGTGAAAACTGGCGAGATCACTACGAGTCAAACTACGAAGCAAAGTTTGAGGAATACTACAGACTGTGGCGAGGTCAATGGGATCCTGCTGATGCAGAAAGAGCATCAGAGCGTTCTAGAATTATCTCTCCTGCGCTTCAGCAGGCTGTAGAGTCTAACGTAGCAGAACTAGAAGAAGCTACATTTGGTCGTGGCAAGTGGTTTGATATTGCTGATGACATGAACGACCCAGAAAAACAAGACATTCAATATCTCAGAAAGAAACTAACAGAAGATTTTGAGATGTGTAAGGTTCGTAAAGCTGTAGCAGAATGTTTGATTAATGCTGCTGTGTTTGGTACAGGTATTGGAGAGATAGTCCTTGAAGAGATTAAAGAGATGGCTCCAGCGACTCAACCCATTATGGGTGGGGATCTGCAAGCTGTGGGCGTTAATGTTACGGATCGTGTTGTTGTTAGGCTCAAACCCGTATTACCCCAGAACTTCTTAATTGATCCTGTTGCTACTTCTATTGAAGATGCATATGGAGTAGCTATTGATGAGTTTGTATCTAAACACAGTGTAGAGTTAATGCAAGAGCAAGGCATTTATCGTCAAGGCTTTATTGATTCTGCTGCTCCTGATACAGACTTAGAACCAGACCAAGACCTTACGCTTTATAACGATGACAAAGTACGACTAACTAAATACTATGGTCTTGTACCTAGTGAACTACTTAAAGCTGAAGGCGTAGATGTAGAGTCAGACTCTATGTACGTAGAGGCTATTGTTGTTGTTGCTAACGGCGGTACGCTTTTAAAAGCAGAAGCTAACCCTTACATGATGGAAGATCGTCCTGTAGTAGCTTTTCCTTGGGACGTAGTGCCTAGCCGCTTCTGGGGCCGTGGTGTATGTGAAAAAGGCTACAACAGCCAAAAAGCCCTTGACACTGAGTTACGTGCTCGTATTGACGCCCTGAGTCTTACTATTCACCCGATGATGGCTATCGACGCCACTAGACTACCACGAGGTGCTAAACCTGAAGTCCGTCCGGGTAAAATGATTCTTACTAACGGAGATCCTCGTGAAGTACTTCAACCATTCAACTTTGGACAAGTGGGGCAAATTACTTTTGCTCAAGCTGCAAGCCTTCAGCAAATGGTACAACAAGCGACAGGCGCTGTGGACTCCGCAGGGATCGCTGGACAGGTCAATGGTGAAGCTACTGCTGCTGGGATCAGTATGTCTCTTGGTGCAATTATTAAGAGACATAAGCGCACCCTTATAAATTTCCAACAGTCTTTCCTACTACCGTTTGTAACTAAGGCGGCCCATAGGTATATGCAGTTTGATCCTGAGTCGTACCCTGTAGCTGACTATAAGTTTACCGCTACGTCTACTCTAGGTATTATTGCTAGGGAATACGAAGTTACTCAACTTGTACAGTTGTTGCAAACTATGAAACAGGACAGTCCATTGTATCCTGTACTTATCCAAAGCATTATTGACAACATGAACTTGTCTAACCGCGAAGAGCTTATTGGTGCTCTACAACAAGCAGGTCAGCCTGATCCGCAGCAACAACAGATGGCTATGGCAGCACAGCAAGCTCAGATGGCTTTCCAGCAGAGTCAAACATCTGCTCTTAATGCACAGGCTGCTGAGTCGCAAGCAAGAGCAGGTAAGTACGCGGTTGAAACACAACTTGCTCCTGAAGAACTACAAGTCGATAAGATTAACGCTATCACCCGTAACCTCCAAGCAGGGGATCAAGATGATAAAGAATTTGAGCGTAGGCTCAAGGTTGCAAACGCCCTTTTAAAAGAAAAAGCTATAGAAGGAAAACGTCAAAATGCTAATGACACAAACAGAAATCAACAGCCTGCTGAAACAGATCAACGAAGCGTTCCAGACTCAGTTAGACAAATTGGACTTGTTGGAGAACCGGGTCAAGGATTTGGAGGACAAGGCTAATGCCCAGCAAAAAGGATCCAAGACTAGCACGAGCAGGAGTAAGCGGGTACAACAAGCCGAAGAGAACGCCGAACCATCCTAAAAAGTCTCACGTAGTTGTAGCTAAATGTGAAGATGGGTCTGTAAAAACAATACGCTTTGGACAACAAGGTGTTAGTGGTGCTGGAAAAAGTCCTAAGACTGACAAAGAAAAAGCTAGGCGTAAATCTTTTAAAGCTCGCCACGCTAAAAACATAGCTAAAGGAAAATGCTCCGCAGCTTATTGGGCAAATAAGGTAAAATGGTAAATATATATTGCGTTGTTTGGCATGACGCTCAAGGAGGAGCTAATATAGGCTGGAGAGATATAGAGGAATTAAAAACTCTTAAACCAGCTATTGCAGTTTCTGTTGGTACTATTCTACATCAAGACGAGTATAAATTAATTATTTGTCCTCATGTTTTGTTAGAAGAAGGAGAACTTACAGAAGGAGACGCAGAACTTGTTATACCTACATCGTGGGTAACTTCACTAACTAAAATATACACACTAGAGTAAAGGAGGTGAGTCCGTGAAAGTTGATGCTCCAAATGGATACCACTGGATGAAAAGCGGTAAGAGTTACAAGCTAATGAAAAGTCCTGCAGGTGGTTACAAACCTCACAAGGGTGCATCTAAGTCTGCAAACTTTGAAGTTCCAAAAGTCCACAAAAAATAAGGAGAACAGCCATGCCTATGGGTAACTATGGAAGTGTAAAATCACAACCTCCTAAGAAAAAGAAGAAAAAGAAAAAGAAAACAGGATATTAAAAGTAATGCCTAGAGGACTGTACAGTAATATCCATGCCAAGCGTAAACGTATTAAGGCTGGATCAGGCGAAACAATGCGTAAACCGGGGTCAAAAGGCGCTCCTAAAACATCTGCCTTTAAGAAAGCAGCTAAAACAGCTAAGAAGCGGTAAAAATAACATTAAAAATATCTTGACTTTAGTTATAAAATATGGTATAATATATATTATATAGTTCTATAGAGATAACCTAGAGGCCTCAAATGGATCAAGAAACACAAGAATATTACGACAGTTATTTTAATCTTTTTATGTCTGACGGCTGGAAACAGCTTATGCAGGACTTTAATAACAACGCTGTGCAAATTAATAGCGTTGAAGCAGTAAAAGATGCTAACGATGTGTACTTCCGTAAGGGACAACTAAACGTATTAGCCCACTTACTTAACATGGAAAACATAGTCAGTACTAACTACGACGAAGCTAATAAGTCTGAAGAAGATGATTAAAGTATTTGATTTTAAGTGTACTAACGGACACGTTTTTGAAGAATTTGTAGATGGCAATGTAACAACCACTAGGTGCGGTTGTGGAGCCAACGCTACAAAAATTGCATCAGCAACTCAACACATTCTTGAAGGACACTCAGGTGACTTCCCCGGAAGACATATGAAGTGGGTTAAAGAACATGAAGCGGCTGGGCAGAAAGGTAGGGAATCTCAACAGAGGTAACTCCCATTTTAATTCTCCATAACCTGACAGTAGGCGGGGTAAGTTTATAATGTCACGAGCGACACTAATTGATGAGCGTCCAGAAGATAACGAAGCAACGGA